AAGGTGCTGTCACCATCAAGATGGATGTGCCGTTCATCAAGCCTGCCAATGATATTCTTTACTGCCATTGGAAGACCAATGCCGGCACCTGCACTGTTGACACAATCCACTTGACTTGGACGGAGTAAGTCATGCCAATAACTTCAAACAACACGGATGTCTTTGCCGTCACAGTTGCCGGCGGTAGCACCAGCACTACGCTCTTTGCTGGTGCATTCGGCGACGGTAGCGATGGCGATGCCACAATCTCCACCACAGTTACTACTACTCGTGAGTGGCACTACAACAACTTGACAATCACGGGCACAGGAGTCCTGAAGCCACGTGGTCATCGCATCTTTGTCAAAGGCACACTGACCATCAATGCCGGTGGCTCTATCAACGATGATGGTAACTTTGGTGGAACTGGTGCCAGTGGTGGTGCGGCTCTTACTAATGTTAGCACCGGCTGTCTTGGTGCAGGCTCCGGTGCTGGTGGTGCAGGACGGACTACCACTGGTGTAGGTAATGCAGGTATCACGTCATCTAACTGCAGCACCAATAACGTTGCAGCACAGCCCATTGGCGGTGTCGGTGGTGGCATCAGTGCTCCTGCCGTGGCAGGTGGTAGTGCTGGTCCTGCTCCTGTTCCCACTATCTCTCAGAAGTGGAACTCATTGTCATCCATTTGGAGCGGTCGTCTTTGCAATGCTGCTACATTCAACGGTGGCAGTGGTGGCGGTGGTGGTGCCCTTGACCTGACAGGTGGCACTGGAACAAGTGGTAACGGTGGTAGCGGCGGTGGCATCATTCATATTGGTGCAAAGACAGTTGTCAACAACGGCAGTATCAGCGCGAACGGAGGAGCAGGCGGAAACGGAGTAGCCACCGGGACGGCAAGCGCAGGCGGCGGAGCAGGTGGAGGAGGTGGCCTCGTCGCGTTGCTAACAACTACCACCTCATCATTCGGAACTGTGACAGCCAATCCAGGTGCCGTTGGAACTGGTGCCGGTGTGGCTCCGACTGCTGCAACTCTTGGTCAGCCTGGTAGCGTTGCCATACTGGTGCTCGCATGATAGTCATTGTCTTCCATAAAGATACTCCTCAATCAACGATCGACTGGCATGTCAAGCGCAAGAATGCAAGGATGTATTACGTCGGTGTGCCACCTAAGTGGGAAGCCAAAGCCCTTGCAGAAGATTGGACGTTCCCGTATGTGGTGCCTGAAGCAGATGTTGAAGGAGTCGAGTAATGGACGTTGCTATTGCACTCGTCAGTGGTCCGTTCGGTGCTCTGTGTCTTAGCGTTAGTATCATTGTCTGGATTACTAAGGTCATCTTTCCGATGCTACGGGAATACTTAGAAACACAGAACAAAAGCTTGTCTAGACTTGTATCAGCGCTTTCAGACACCGTTGCTGCACATGAGAAAGACCGTGATACATTTGTTGCATCACTGGAAAAGTTAGGTGCAAGAATAGAGAAAGTTGAAGATGCAGTGAAACACCTGATACACAAAGATTAGAGTATCACATGCCCACCTTTAAGTTCTCCAAGCCATCATTGGCAAAACTTGATACATGCCATCCAGTCTTGAAACTGTTGATGACACGTGTATTGGATGTATCACCTCATGATATGACGGTGTTATGTGGCCATCGAGGTGAGACACAGCAGAATGATGCATACTCAAAGGGCAATAGTAAACTGAAGTGGCCGCAGTCAAAGCACAACTTGTTGCCGTCATTGGCTGTTGATGTTGCACCTTATCCTGTGGACTGGAATAATATAGATAGTTTCAAACAACTGAGTGTCATAGTTAAGAGTGTCTGGGATGAGATGACTGATGATGAACGTGACGGCTGGCACTTGATGTATGGTGGTGACTGGAAGATGAGAGACTATCCTCATTGGCAGATAACACGATGAAGTTTATGAAAGCAGCAAGTCAGCACAGTGATGTTGTCTATACACCTGTTCCATTGGCGCAGCGTTTAGTGCAGCACTTCAATCCAACTGGAAGAGTGCTTGATGCTTGTCGTGGTGGCGGTGCATTTGACCATCCATCTGTATCAGACTGGTGCGAGATTGCTGAAGGTCGTGACTTCCTCAAATGCAATGAGAACTGGGATTGGATTATCTCTAATCCACCGTGGTCAGAGTTCAATCTCTTCAATCGCCATGCATTGGCACACAGCGATAATGTTGTGTGGCTCTATCATCTTCCAGGACTACTAACTAATAGGCGACTCCGTGATGGTGACAAGCAACACCACCTCAGAGAGATAATCTTGATTGATGCACCTCCACGGCCTTGGCCTCAAAGCGGATTCCAAGTTGCTGCTGCATGGTGGTCAAAGACTGAGGGACCGATGCAATGGACAGACTGGAGAGGCAGATGAGACTGCGCACCGCTGATAGCGTTATCTTTACTGAGTCAGCCAAAGAGTGGCTTGCGCCTGAAGATCAAGCAGTTGCTTCAGCACTTGGCATCATCTGTCACACAGCCTTTGATGAGAACGGCTATGTTTATGATGTAGTCTTTGAAGATGTAAGTATGATAGTCAAGCATATACCTGCTGAATTCTTGATGCACTGCGGTAGAGCATAAACAAAAAGTCCTTCGCTTCTACCTACAGAAAAACATCAAGGAAAAAGTAGGGAAGCGAAGGACTCGAGGTGTAGTGGAGGAAGCCTATATTGTGCTGTCCACTAGTAATATATATTCATGACTTCTGCTTCTTAACAACTTTATTTTTGTTGCCTGAAGTTTTATTGAAGCCATTGGCGACTGAATCGAAGTGCTCAATCCAATAGCACTCCCTCTCATTGAGTAGAGTCTCATTGCATATCTCCAATACCTGCCACCTGAAGTGAGTGGGATGGGCAGCAAATGCTGCACCAATGTCTGACTTAGCACCACCACTATGCTGTGACCAACGACCAAAGATATCTTTGCTTTGACCTACATATCGACGAGCACTACTAACTTCAGTGATAACATAGATACCACACCACTTACGGCGGTAGAAATCTGAGACCTTCTTCTTCTTGTGCAGCGGTGTTTGTATAAGAGGTGTTGCCATTTGTTACTGCTTACGTTCTGGAAGGCTTTCAGTTTTATCCATAGTAATCCATGGCTGAAAGATCTGTTTGTTCTGGTGTGTCACTGGTGATTCGTGTGATGGTGATCTGCTTCTAGTCTGCCATGCAGTCTGAAGGAGCAAGCGCTGAAGAGCAGAAAGGGAATGAGAGGTCATAGAGGTGTCCTGTATTTTATAAAGCTGTGCTAATAGTTGTTCGGCCAGATGGCCCTTGTTTTTGCTATACTTCCAGAAGATTAGTTCTTTTATAATAGCTTCACCGTATTCTATACACAGCACCTATCATCCCTTCAGTGCAGTCTTTATTTCGGTGGTATCAGCAGTGATTTATCTGATGCTATTGGCGGGCTCTAAAGAAGAAGTATTTCGCCTTCTTCCCTCTAAGAGAATGCCTCCTCTTAGCCGTTAGCGGTGGTCAGTACGTTGTAACAGTTTGCCCTTCAGTTAGCTTTTAACTAAGCAGTATTTACAACTGCTCCATCCAGGCTTTATCATCTACAATGTCGGTCACTGTTGATATGAAGGATGAGGATTAGGACCTCTGCACCACCGCTTGGCCTTCATGTTTAACTATACTGCAACATCAGAACTTGTGCAATTATTTTTAAGAACAGCAAATATATTTATTACAATAGGAAAATAGTTGCACAAACAGGATTGCTACGGTATACTTATACATATCAAGGAATAACAAATGTCAAACAACACAATCTCGGCCGGCTCACTCGTTAAGATCAATCAAACAAAAGAATGGAAAAGCTTCTATAACTTTCCAAACTTTGTTGTGATGTTTAGTCAAGAATATGCAGACACAATGCATTATCGGCAAGTTGCACTCAATACGCCTCAGTCATCTGGACTTTGGATTATGGGCAAGCGTGCTGCAGAAAGCAAAGATCATGCTGAATATTACTTAGAAGTATTATCTCCAGGTGGTATCATCTCTGCCATTGTCAATCGTAAAGATGTAACGGTATTGGCATGAGCGGATACAAAGGCATGCGTAAGAGGGAAAAAGTTGTGCAATTACCAGAGCCAAATGTTTCTGAAGGTACGGGCCACTGGCGCAGTTGGCAAGAGGTGTCCGATCTTTCTGATGGAATCACTAACACACACGGTAATGAACGAATGACACGCCAGAATCTATGCCTGATTGGAACGAAAGCACTAACAAAGATTGCAAAGGAAGTTGTCCTAATCATGGGCGGTAGTATGGCACCACGTGATTTGATTGGCAACGCAGGCTTCCTACAATTGGTGGAAGAAGAACTCATAAACTTTAAGAGGGAAGAATCAAATGTCAAGTAATGTAATTGAATGGGCACGAGAAAAGTGCAAAGAACTTGCTGAGCCGGAAACAGAGTCAGCATGGCAAATTCATAAACGTAAATGGAAAGTAGATCTTCATGAAGGAATGCTTGTTAGAGGATTACATTCACGATGGGAACAAATGCAACATGACTGGACAGGTGATGATTATGGATATGCAACTTTTACTGAAGACCTTTACACGTTATTGAGTAAGCAAGATGATTATTGGCTGGCACTTACTCCGAAAGATGGCGTACAATCTATACATGAACATAAGTTTCTATCAATCGATACTATACCATTTTGGCAAAGCGCTGAAGAAAAAAAGAAACAACATGATGATTGGTACGAACGTTATTTCGGTGATATGGCATGTGATTGTTTTCCAGGACTAGATTACGAGCCGGCATCCGATATTGATTGGGATAATCAACGGTCTGTTCCAGGATTAGATTACGAGGAGGCATCATGAGTTTCATTAATGATTGGGCGAATGGCGAATGTAACAAGGGCAAGCATGCCTTGACTGAAGGCAAGATTGCAGAGCGTGCGGTAGCAGATCATTTCAAACAACTTGGTCATCGAGTGGTGCATGTCTCAGAAAATGAAGAGCAATACAACTGTGGCTATGACATGACAATCAATGGCAACAAAACAGAGATAAAGAGTAATGACTACATTGATGATAACGGTCATATGGTGGTAGAGGTGACTGATAAAACTTCTAATGAACGTCCAGCAAAATGGAAGGCGGCAGCAGACAGATACATCTTTGTTGAACGGCAATCTGGAGAAGCTCATGTTTACGATGCAAAGATATTAGCAAAGATTTTAGATGACAATGAAAAGATACCAAAGTGGAATCGATACGAGAGACTGAAGGAAGGATATTATAGTGGTGCTCGTTGTGTCCATCTTCCAGTAAACAACAAAGCAAAAATAACAGAGACAAAACTATGAAAGCAATACATCCAGTCTATATCCCGCCAGCACCATACGGTCCGATTTGGATTGCAAGTGCGTAAGAAGAAGGTGACCATTGCAGCGGACTACAATCAAGAGTTCTGTGTGGCAGACCTGGTAGAGATAGCAGGTCCACCAGCAAACGCACTGCAAGATGGACCTGGCCCGCTGCTTGGCATTGTAATGGGCAAGACAGATAGAGAGCGGGCAGGCATACCACTAAATTGGAGTGGTGACTTTTGGGATGTGCTTGTTAGCGGCACTGTAACACCAATCAGTGTGATGTGGATGACACCGAAGCGCCTTGCAGAAGAGTGTGTAAAGGCTTGAGCAACTCTTCTAATGTAAAATAAATAATAAGAAGTATGCAAAGCACCGGCGGCCAATATATAATAAGACTATAGAGAGGAATACAGATGAGCAAGTATGAAAAGGCAAAGCGGGCAGCACGTAACAGAGACGCAGAGAGCCTGGCATGGGAGTTAGTCCTAACATCACTCCAGGATATAGAGGATGGTAACGTTCCAGACCTGGGCAAGAGTGTATTGATGGAACTAATCAAGACTGTTAGCGCTGGCCACCGCAACGGCACCATGCAAGTAGCAGATGGCACAGACGCAGCACTCAGCGAATGGAGTGCAGGAACAACTGGTCGTGAGCGCTCTCTGGAAGCACGAGGACTGCCAACAACTGCTGAACTCGGCAAGGCGACGAGCATCGCACGCGCCGCCACTCGCCGGGCGTCATAGAAGCATGTTTAAATTAATGACACACCTGTCACAAATGTGCGAGCCTTCACAATGGTACGCAGAGTATGACTAGTCCCGGTGATCTCCCAATCATGTGCTTCCTTGCCTACTTTGGCATCGTAGCACTGTGTCATTTCTTCAATAGGCCCAGACCTCGTGATCGTAGCCGCGACCGCTTGGGAGCAGAGGGCTGGCAAGCCACACATTGGAGTGATACATGACACTTGATACATTGATACGCTGGGCGGTCGTGCTATGTATCATCATCATACTGGTGCAGTGCATATGAAGCGCCGCAGCTCTGCCCTCCATCTATCTCCAGCACTCCTATCCATCATTAATGATTGCTTCGAGTTTATATCGAGACTATCAATCATTGATAAAAAGGGAACATTAAGAAAGCTGAGAATGAATGCTGAGCAGATAGAGACCGTGGAAGCCCTGCTCCGAGGCGATGACACGCTGGTCCTAAAGCCGCGGCAGATTGGCAGCAGCACCGCCGCAGCAGCATACTTCTTCTGGCGTGTCTACAGTTCGACCGAGCCCTGCACACATGTGGTCCTCTCTCACAAGCAGAGCTCAGCCAGGCACATCTTTGACATTATGAAACGATTCTACAGCAGCTTGCCACTGGCACTGCAGCGACCGCTCAGCATTGTTAACACCGTGCAGATGACATTCGCTGATACAGGTGCCACCATCAGGGCTGAATCAGCAGGTGCAGATGGCGGACTCCGAAGCTTCACTGCGACAAGTTGCCACATCTCAGAGTTTGCATTTGCTCCGGCTGCTGATGAGCTGAAGGCGACTGCCATTGCGGCTCTCAACGGTGGGCAACTCTGCATTGAGAGCACTGCTAACTTCTTTGGTGATGCCCTGCAGCGGGAGATAGACGCAGCAGACCGAGGTGAGGTAGACTGGACATTCCTGTTCTTTCCATGGACAGCACACGCCGAGTATGCCGAAACTCCGCCTGCCGACTTTGAAGCCGATGCAGACCACTTAGCGGAGGGACTCAGCGCCGAGCAGCAATACTGGGCAGCCAAGATGATTGGCAAGCTGGGCGAGACCAAGTTCAGGCGGGAGTATCCACTCTCTGTAGAGGATGCTTATGCTCAAACAGCAGGAGCCTGGATAGACACAAGCTCTTTAGAGGGCTTGACAGTGCACAAGGCAGACTGGGAGGGAGAGCAGTTCAGCGCAGTCGACAGGCATGATGCATACAGTGTCGGTGTAGACTGCGGCGCTGGCACAGGTGGTGATGCAAGTGTATCAGCTGTTGTATCAGCCAGGACAGGACAGTTGGTGGAGATACGCAGAAGTAATACAATGACACCGAATGAGTGGGCTCTGCTAACAGCCCAGCTGGCTGCCAAGTGGAATGGCGCCAAGGTCCTAACAGAGATCAATGGCACCTACGGCGGTATCATAGTAACTGAATTGAAGTATCACGGCTGCAAACTCTGGAAGAACGAGGGCAAAGACTGGATCACAACTATGCAGAGCAAGGCACTGATGTTGAACACACTGAAGGAGCGCCTTGTATCAGGACAGATCACCATGCTGGATGACCAGACCTTTAAGGAACTGCGTAGCTTTCAGACCAAGGACAACGGCATCATCTACTGCCCAACAGGCACAGGACTCGGACACCATGGCGACAGTGTAGTGGCACTGGCTCTGGCACACCAATGCCTTGACAAGGTAGGCATCAGCAACGCACCATACCTTCCAGACTGGATTGTCCAGCGCAAGACAGCCTATGCATTTAAGAAGGCCAGCAAGTCAGAGCACCGGAGATATTAGATGAAGTTTGACGTCGTCATTGGGAATCCACCATATCAAGCAGCCCGCGGCTACAAGACTCCGGCTGCTTACAAAGATGTAGATGGCAAGCACGGCTGCAAACGTCTTTACTATTTCTTTACCAAGCTTGCTATCGAGCAAGTTGCAGATGATGGTGTCTGCATGTTTGTTCAGCCACCTGGCTGGCGAGCAAGCAAAGATGGTAGGGCTCTGCGCCTTTGGATACGTGCCAGGCACGTCGTCTACGGGACACTCGGGACTAATATTGGTGCAGCATTTAAAGGAGTAACAACAGACGCTGATATTCAGACATTCCGCAAGGGCACCGTCGCTGACAAGCGCTGGCATGGAAGAGCTGCAGTCTTCACAGAGCATGATTGGCAAAGGGCCTGGATAGATGCTGCTGAAGCCGGTGCACACAATCTCCTCAATACGCGCCGCGGTGGCTACAAAGAAGACCTTTCACTACCACTCATCACAGTCTATGAGACATACAAGCGTGGCATCATCAGGGCTCAGCGTCGTGTTGCACCGCGCGCGGCCGGTCAAGCAATCATTCTCCCAGAGTTCCGTGCACCATACAAGAAGAACTTTCAGAAAGCCGAGATTGTAGAAGATGCACCTGTTTCAGCGTGCTTTATCGCAATCAATGGCTCAACGGACTCATTACAATCTGTCATGTCTTGGATACGAAGTAAGCCATTCTTTGATGCGATGGATAGCTTTCATGGCAGTTCTCATTTAGGCACAGACCATTTCATTACTGAAGCCGCATTCAACACTTACGTAAAGGAGATATATGACAGAGAAACTCGTTCGCTCTAAAGCCCGCGTCAAAGAGCTTGGAGAGGTCTTCACACCTGCTGCGCTTGTGTCAGAGATGCTTGACAAGCTCGCTGCTGACTGTTGGCTGCCACATAAGACGTGGCTTGAGCCAAGCTGCGGCACCGGAAACTTCCTTGTTCAAATCCTGCAACGCAAACTGGCGGCCGGACATCCACCACTACAAGCTCTTTCAACGATTTACGGCGTTGATATCATGGAAGATAACATCCAGATTGCACGTGCTCGCCTCCTGGAGATGTGCCCTGTCGCAGGAGCGGAAGCAATTATAAACAAAAACATTGTTGTTGCAGATGCTTTAACACAAAATAGTTCAACACTTTTCGAAGATGGTGTATAGTTATGGCTATGGTGAGGATTAATGGCTCGCACTGAATCAGATCGCATTCGCTTTGTGCGTGCTGCACTACAGAATCACACGTCGTACTGGGATGACCAACGTCCAGTCATGCGTAAGTACAAGAACGTTTACATGACACAGTTCTACCGTGATGTAGACATTGTGGCTGATACCTCCATTCGCGTTGAAACAGCTGATGCATACGCTGCTGTTGAATCGCTGATGGGCAGCTTGTTCACCAAGTATCCTGGCGTTGAAATCGGTGATGACATCACTGGCAAGGGCGATTCACAGGTCGTTAAAGAACTGTCCAACAACTTCTTGAAGAGTGCTCGTCAGCAAATAGAGAATGCTGCACGGATGGCATTGATATATACTCACAGCTTCCTGAAACTGGCACCACGCGAGAGCACCACTGTCCTGGGCAAGGTCGCCCTCAGAGCTATTCCTCCTTGGCAAGTCATCCTTGACAGGGACGCCGCTGCCTGGGAAGACAGTCGCTTTATTGGTCATGTCTATTACATCTCAGTGGACGAAGCAAATGAAAAGTTTGGCTATAAGAAATGGCATGGTGTGGCTCAGAAGGATTACTTCACAGACTTTGAACGCAATACTGACCGTAGTTACCGGTCTTATGGCGACACTAGCGGTGGCGACCTTCCTAATGAGTATCTGTATATTGAAATTGTGGAGATGTACGACTTCCTTAATGACGAGCTCCTATTCTGGTCCGGGCAGTGGAAGAACGGAGAAGAACTCCTGAGCAAGGACAAGATTCCTGTTACCACCTTCGATGACAGGCCTCTCAGCAATATTGTTCCTTTCTACTTCAGCAGGTCTCCTGACCGTCCGATGGAAGGCTATAGCACACTCGGTCGTGTCTATGACCAATGCTTTGAGAAGAACATCCTCCGCACCTTCTGGGCCAATGCCGTTCGCCGTGATAGCAGGCAGTACATCTACAAGGAGGGCGCCTTTGATGAGGATGCCCTTGCTAAAATCACCTCTGGCGTTGATGGTGCCATGGTGCCAACTGATAGTGATGATGCCCTTAACACTCTAATCTCCCAGGTCCCGGTCTCTCCGATCAGCAGCAATCATGCCCAGTACTTACAATACATTGAAGCAGACATCCAGCGTGGTAGCATGACAGCTGGATTTACACGTGGTGAAGCCAGCAAGGCAACAGCCACTGAAGTCTCAGTCCTGGCCCAATACACTGCCTCTGAACTTGGCAAGATGGCCCGTGACCGTGATGGCACCATTGAAGCTGCGACTGCTCTTTACATCCGGATGCTGATTCCGCTGATAGATGAAAAGGAGAAGACTGTTATCGTTACTCCTTCAGGCGCCAAAATCGTGACGCTTGCTGCTCTTGATGCTGACTGGAGCATCTTCGCCGTTGACGGTGGCAGCACGCCACTAACTGATGCACTTCGCAAGCAACAAATCATGCAGTTGCTGCCCAGCTTGGCACAGCTTGGTGTTCCTCCGCTGGCACTGAAAGAAGAAGTCATCCGACTCTTCGGCTTGCCTGAATCATTCACCAAAGAACTGCCTCAGCCAGAAGCTCCTGATACACCGACTGATACACCGCCTGTATCAACTCCTGCTCCTGCTACGCCCACTACAATCGGAGGTGTCTGATTCCTATTTACGAGTTTTGCTGCGTAGAGCATGGCAAGTTTGACGACTTGGTGCCTATGGGCCAGCTAACACATGCCTGTCCGCAGTGTTCCCAGCAATCTGTTAAGCTTGTTTCCATGCCAGCCAAGACTGCTACACTTTGGAATAGTCGCTGGAACGAAGGCTTGGCCTCCACTGGCTTCCATTCTTATTCAGTCGGTGGTCAAGTCTGTGACAAACGCCAAGAAGAAGAAATCATGAAGTCACGCGGCTTCATTAACGAGAAAGATCTAGGTGGTGATTCGTGGCACAGTTCCAAGTCTCAGGCAATTATAGATGACAAAAACAAACTAGAAGCTGATGCTGCTCGTTATCGTGCCAATCTAGTTAAGTTCGATGGTGACAAGGCCCTTGCAGTCAGCGAGACATTCCCGGCCAAGCAAATGTTGGCGGAAGCAGAGGCACATGACAGTGCAGTCTAGACATATCTGATAGAGACCTATCACTATATGTAGTAATTAAGCTTTATGGTAATTTCAAATATAACAATTTCACAGGGATTTTAACATGGATGACGTATCAAGCATCGACCTCGAGACAATGGGCAAGGAAGTACAGAAACGCCAAGGCGAAGTGGAAGAAAAGGAAGACATGCTCTATGAGAAGGCTTCTCCGAAGGGCAAGTTCTCGGACAAGTCGCTCAATGCACTGGTCCAGGCCACTAATCGTCTGACGCCGCTCTTTGGCATCAAGGACACCTATCCGGCTTTTGACAAAGGCACGCAGACTGAACTGCCCGCTGAGTTTGTTCGCCTACTGTCCATGTTCAAGGCTGCTATCTCTGATGCAATTGACCAAGGCATCCTGCCTGAAGATGCAATGATTGACCTCTCTGTTATCACTGATGACAATGGCATTCAGGCCCTGGCAGGTCGGATTGGTATGGCGGCTAAGAGTGGTGGCTTCAAACGCTTCCTCAGTGCAAAGACCGCACCATCTAAAGAAATGAAGACAGAAGAGATGAGCACCGAAGACGCATCAGACTCGCCAAGTGGTCCTATGTCAGAAGATTCAACAAACAAACTTTTCCAATCAAGGATGTCATAACAGATGAACGATATTTCAGCAGCCACGCCTTCACTGGCACCTGCCTCAAGCGACACTGGTGTCGCTCCAGGACAATCTAATAACGGATCCGTAGTAACGGATAGGCCTGACAACAACGGCCTCCAGAATGCTTCACGTGATGACGAAGACATATCACTGGATGATCTGATCAATGCAGACTTTGGTGAAGACGCAGTCATGAAGGGCAGTCACAAGGGCTTACCTGATTACAAGAAGGTGCTTGAACACATTCCTGAGAACGGTCGCAAGCTGATTCAGAACTTACGCAACTCTTACGGTCAGAAGACTGCAGAGATTGCTGATCTTCGCCGTCAGGTGGAAGCCGAACGTGCTGAGGTCATGCGTGAACGTGAGCTCCTGTCCAATGGCACCTTTGCTCAGCAGGTCCGGGCACAAGCCGAGGCACCTCTGCAGCATGATGCTTGGTCTGATGAAGGCTTGCAAGAGCGGATCAACAAGCAAGCCGCTGAACAGATGGCAAAGTTGCTTGCTCCTCTGCAGCAGGACCTCGAGACTCAGAAGCGTCAGGTCTCCCTGACCTCCTTCAAGACCACACATCCAGATCTGACAAGTGATGACATGAGATTGCCAATTGCAAGAATGTTAATTGACCGTCCTGAACTGAAACTGGAAGATGCTTACTACTTGGTCAAAGGCCAACAGGCATCGACTGCAGCTGGACAGGCACAGATTGCTGCGGCTAATGCTCGTCAAGCAGCCAAAGACACGCTGATGAAGACCAGCACTGGCAATGCAGTTCGCAATGGTGAGGCTCCTAAGTTCAAGGACGCATGGCAAGCTTATCAGTATCACAAAGCGAATGGTGCAAAATAAATAGGAACTTTCACAGATTGGTGTATA